TGAATTCTTTTTGTCTTTGAGAACCAGGCATAGTTTTCAAAGCTTTAGCAATTAATCTTATATGTAATGCTTTATCTGAATCAACTGATTCAGTTTTTAATGAATCAATTTCGGCGTCTGTAACCTTGCCGTCATCCATAATCTTTTGGCATTTTTTATAAAATTTTAAGTAGTGATATTTTTCTAACATCTTATAGATAACATTTTTAGGTAATCTATTTTTAATACCATACTTTCTTATTTCATCTGGCGACATATCTGTATCAAACGCCTTTCTTCTTTCTGCGTCTGCGTCATCGCCTATTCTTATTATGTCCTGTATACTTGTTTCTATTTCTTTAAGTTTCTTTTCTAATTTACTTTGTAGATTTTCTATATCGTTAGGACCTAATTCTTTTAATTCGTCATAGTCAATTATATCTCTTTTTAATTCTCCTTTGACTACATCTAATTCTTGTACTTTTCTAGTGAAGTCTTTGATATAATCATTTACATTGAAAACAAAATCTTCTGGTCTCTTTATAAATTTATTTTTTCTTATATCAAAACTTGCGTCTGCCTTTTCTTGTTGGTCATCATATATTTTTGGATCCGCTATCATAAAATAGTTAATCGGATGCTTTGTACCTGGTATCAATTTACCTTGTACATTTTTTGGATTAGATGAAGATATAAACTTCTTAACTAATCTTAATCTTTCTGCTGCTACATCTTTAATAGTTTCTGGTAAGTCAAACAATACATTGATGTCCAAGTCTGCGTCATTACGGTATCTCTTTGTTAAGATTGAACCAATTAATCCTATTTTAATTACAGGATGTTCTTTCGCAAAAACTTTTATCTGGTCTTCTATTTGTTTAACAACACTAGATTTAAGTTTTGGATTATCTGTATCAGCGTCATCAAATACACCAGGAGCATATGTTCGTCTTGGTATATCTATGATACTTTCTTTTATGAAATCTTTAAATTTAGAAATCATTTAATTCCTCTTTAATTGTAATTGTTGTTGCATCCATCTTTTAGCTATTATACTTTTCACAGGTGCTCTTACTAATCCTCTCACTCTAGTCCATAATTTATTTAATATATCTTCACTTGCATTATTATTATCTACTACAATAAAATTACTTCTGCTAAATGTAGTTTGAAATTTTCCAATATTATTTTGTACTGCTTGCCAAGATTTTTTTGTAATATCTTCTGGCACTCTTCTTGTTCTAGTTCTATTTCTTTCTAACGCAACTTCTAAACTTGTATTAACAAATATCATATAACAATCATAACCTAACATACTTAATAATGATTTTTGTTTACTGATAATATTATAATCTCTTCCTGTTGCGTCTATAACTAAACCTAGTCTACCTCTAATATAGACATCCATTGCGTCACCTGTAATTTGTTTTGCTCTTGCTCTCAATGGGTCTCTTAAAGCACTTTCTTTGTCAGGCATTTTTAAATCTAATCCTGCCTTCGTTAAATATCTTTCAAATCTAATATCTGAATTAACTAACTTCAAACCCATACCACCAGTTGCTCTATTGGTAACATAAGTCTTACCAGAACCAGGTCCACCTGCAAGGAAAAATGCCTTGAAGATTCCTGGGTCGTAAAGACCTTCTTGTATTATAGACTTAAATTGTTTCATACTTTATAAAAAGTGTACTTTAATGTTATCTCTTCTCCCTTTTTAATATCTCTTAATGTTTGTAGATACCATTTATTATCTACTTCAATCTTTTGACAATTTGGTTTCTCACTATGATTAATAAAACCTCCTAATGGAGTTCTATATAATTCTCTTCCAACTTGAATATGACTTATACCTAAATCGTCCATCTTATCAAACTTCTTTGTTGTGAATAAACCTTGACCTTCTATTTTACTCTCGTCAATTCTTAATCCATCTGGTAATGGTTTATATTGTTCCATCAATCTCTTTCATTATATCTTTAGCTATATCTCCTGCTTCTTTTCCTTCTGCTTTAATAGAAATAAAACCAGGTTTCTTTCTAAAGTGGTCTATCGCTGGACCAGTTTCTTTTTTATAGAGAGCAATCCTATCTGATATAATCTTTGGTGTATCATCTTTTCTTCCTCTCTTTGATAATCTTCTTATCACTTCTTCTTTTGAAACATCTAGGTATACAACTACATCATAACCAATACCTTCTCGTTCCATATCTCTAACTTGTTGCATATATCTAGGATAACCATCCATAATATAACCTTTTTTAGCGTCAGGTTTTAACAATGCTTCTTTAACAAGTTTCAAAACTATTTCGTTTGGTGCAAATTGTCCTTTATCTAATAAGTTCTTAATCTTTTGTCCTTCTGCACCACCTTTGTCAATCTCTTTTCTTAATAAACCACCTGGATAAATATGTTTTATTCCATATCGTCTAATCAAATATTCTGAATAGGTTGACTTACCACTTCCAGGTCCACCCATAATAATAATTCTTACTTGTTTTGCTTCAAGTATTTGTGCCTCATAAAAATTTCTAAATGTCTTCATAAAAATTTTCCTATAAATCTTAAAAAATACATTATTGGTATAACCATAAGTGCTGGACCTATACCTTGTTCTACCATCATTAAAAGAAATGCACCTGCTGTAAATAGATAAAATGCAATAGTCTTCCAATGAAATATTATTGCAAGTAAACCAAGACCAATAACTTTTAAATATTCTTTAATCATTTTTTTTCTCACATTTACAATCATCACATACACACACGCCATATTCATCTGCGTGTAGTTCTTCGTTGCAATGACAATCGTGGTGACAATCTTTACACTTCATTATCCTTTTACCCAATCTTTAGCGATAGTAAAGTTTGCTCTACTAAATTCTAATCTATCTACTAACTTAACTACATTACCTATTCTATCAGTAGCAACAAATCCTTCTGGTGCTGTAACCTTGTAACCATTATTCGTTCTAATAAAATGTCCAACACTTTGTATCTGTGCTAACTTTTGTAATAATATATTCTTACAATTTTGTAATGTTATATAACTTGCTATTGCCATATATAATGCTCTATTATTTCTGTCAATAAACTTTAAGTTTATTTCTTTTGCTTGTTTATATTTCTCTTTACCTTTTTCAGTTTTCTTACTATCTATTTCTGCGTCTATAAAGTTTTCGTAATAACTTCTAAAATTCTGTTGTAATACTTTAACACTACCTATTGAAGCTCTACTACTTCTTATGATAGAATTGAAATAACTTTTTAATCTAAACCCTACTGATAATTGGTCTCTACTATCAAACTCATTTAATAATGGAGCAGCTTTTCCTAAACTACCTTCTGCCATTCTTAACATTGAATTAAATCTAGCAATCTCACCTTTACTAAAACTAGCACTACCACTAGCGTCTTTATATTGTGCCGATGGTATCCACACACTAGAAGAATTAATACCTCTTACATATCCATAAGACGCACTTAAACTTTTCATATCTTTACCACTATAAGATGTATGAAAAACTATTCCCATTCTTGCTCTTGCAATTTTTCTTCCTACAGGACTACCTATAGGCATTGCATAAGTGATTGTATTTGGAGTAAAAGTAATCATAGGTTCTCCATCTATAGTATCAGCTCTTTTATCTTCTCCTGTGAACAAACAATCACCTTGTAGTATGCCTCTAATACCAAGTTTCTTTAATTCTCTTAAAGCAACTTGTAATTTAGAACCAACACCACCAGGATGGTTTCTGTTTATGTCCGATGAAGTGTAATTTATTTTTGGAGTTTTATTGAATACAGATTTGGTGCCGACAAAGAATTTGCCATTTTCAGGATTGATTCCACATATAATAGCAGGTGCGCCATCCCACTTAACGGTTACATTAACTCTCTTGCTAGTGCTAGCAGATAACATTTTTTGCAAAGATTTTAAAAACGCTACAGCGTTTCTGCCACCTTTGGCACCGTCATTGATTATACTATCTTCTAAATGCTCTAGGTGTGTATTTGTTCCAGAGCTAGAATATCCTTTAAAACTAAACATTTGTTCCCTTCATTTTGTCCATACACAAATAAACTATCCATTAATATACTACTTCACTTCGTCTCTTATATTTATACTACTTAGCGATTACAAATCTGGACGACAAAGGACTCCTTGAGGTCACAACTTGAAAGAGTAACCTAACAAATAAAGTTTTCTTATCTGGATCTGCACTTTTAAACCACTTTTGTATAATTGGGTTTATGTTATTGGTAATATTTTCACCACTTGCGATTGCCATATAATGGTCATATGCACTTGTCCCTCTAGCTTTGTATCTTGTGGCATAAATTGGTTTACCCTTTCCACGAAGTTTATCTTTTTCTTTTGAAGTTAGTTTGGATTTCATTTTATCAAAATCTAAATCACCTTTACTATATTTTTGTCTAAACTCGCCTGCTGGAACAGGATCAACTTTTTGCCATATTAAAGCAAATTGCTTCCAAGACGCTATAGAACCTGCTTTAGCTTTAGCTCCACCAAATTTAATTTCAGCTACAAACCTTCCTGAACCAGAAGGATCGTGTCTTATTTTTATTTCACCATCACCAACTATGTCTGATTTAAAATATACTTTTATATCTCTTGTTTCAGTATTCTTTTTCTCCTCCTTAAATATATCCCAAGATGTCAATATATCTTTATCTAATCTTTTAAATGGTTTCCAGTCAGACACTTCGGTTACTTCGTTCATTAATATACTATCTAACAATTTACTTTTATCATCTTTTACAAAATTTACAGGTTTTAAGGTTACATTACCTGTTTGTTTCTTTAATGACAATGGTAATAAATGTCCTCCATCAACTAATCTTGTTATAAAAAGATTTAAACCATCACCAGCTTTTGGTTTTGCAATTGAACCTTTTCCAAGATTGCCTCCAGAAAAACCATAAGCTTTTCCTAAACCTATTGCTCTAGTTAGTTCTGTTTTTATTGCTTGTTTAGCAGTCCTATTAGCATAATATATATCTGCAGGATTCCATTTATTAACATTAGCATATCCAAAAAAAGTTGAAGATGAATTACCATCACCCCACATAGCACTTGCGGTACTAGTACCTTTATTTGCTATTTTAAATAATGCTTCAATACCACCCATTACTTCTTTATCACCTCTAAACCAAGAAAAAGCTGAACTTTCATATCCTTTTTTTGCTAAATTAAAATCTGGATCAATATCAGTTAAATCAGAAACTATTTTATTTGCAATTTGTATTGAAGATATATACCACGAATTACTTTTTGATAAAAATTTATAAATATTTTGAGGAGATTCGGTTACATTCGCTTGCTTAAATGCTTTGTCAATAAGATTTTGGTGGTCTTTTTGGAAATCGTCAAATGTAGGATATCCCTTTTTTGGATCTGCATTTAAAATTTGTGGTGATTTTTTTTTACCTAAACCATCTGCTATTGAGCAAAATAGTGCTTGGGCACTTTCAAATAATGATGTTTCTGACATAAGTAGTATCTCTCCTAGATATATTTATATAGGTCCCCAAACGGAGTGTCAAAGTCCCTTATCACTTCATTGTGCCGTCGGCTTATTTCTGTATATCACAAAGGAAGTGTGGAATACCTCCGTTTGGTTCCCATACTCGTTCTTTATTTTGAAATCTAACTAGTGCTCTAGCATCCTTTTCAAAAAAGAAATCTTTTACTATAACATTGGTGGGTTTCTCGGTTACTCTCCAGTATATCTTACCTTTTTTCTTAACCATACTTTTGATGTAATGTAGTTTCTCACCTTTTTCTAAAGGTCTGGATTGTATTTGTTTGAGAGGTTGGTTATTTTTTCTTGGCATATTAAACTTTGAAGTCAGAAAACTTGTCGTAAGGATCCACTTCAACTGCTTTCTCCTGGTTGGCGTCTACTATGTTTTGTGCCTTTTGCTCTACATCATACAATCTCATCTTACTTCTATCAACGCCGATAATAAAACTACGATTGATTGCTGGGTCGCTATATCTATTCTTTAATTGCTTAACTTTCATTTGATTTAATGCGTCTAGTTCTTCACTAGTCATTAACGCAAACATAAAGTCAGCAGTAGCAGGTAGACCAAAACTTTCAGAAGTATCTTCCAAACCTATGTCAGTTGATACAAAACCAGACCTTGTTGTTTGTGTTGCTGTGAATATAGGTAATTTAAACTCAACAGCAAGACCTCTTAATTCTTCTGCGATTGCTTTGATATAGAAATAAGATGATATATTACCACCTTTAAATCTACTTGAAGCACATATGTTTAAATAATCTATAAACAATACATCTGGTTTAAAACTTTTCTTTAATGCAAGTTCATTTAATAATGCTTTGAAGTGTCCACTATGAGCAGACGCTGTTGGATATTCTTTAATAATTAATTTACCTGGACTTCTTTTATTCAATCTTTCTAATCGGTCATCATACATTTGTTTTGGTAATGCGTGTAAATCATCTGTGGTTACATCTAATAAATTTGAATCTATTCTTTCAGCAATTCTTTCTTCTGCCATTTCTAAAGTAATGTATAAAACATTTTTACCTTCTAATAAACTTGAAGAAGCAAGATGGCACATAAACAAAGATTTACCTACACCAGTTCCAGCAAGACAAACATTAAGAGTCTTCTGTGGAACACCACCTTTAGTTATTCTATTAAAATATTGTAAGTCAAAAGGAAGTCTTAATTCCTTACGATGGTAGTAATCAAATCTTGCGTCTGCGTCATCCAAATAATCGTGCCCAATATGATTATCAAAAGATACAGCAAGAGCTTCAGATAAAATGCTAGGAATGGCCTCTGGAGTTCTTTTCTTGTCTTTTCCATCCAAGATTTTAATGCCGTTAAGTACTGCATTGTTAACCGCCTTGTCTTTACAGAATCGCTCCGTAGTATCAAGTAACCATTGTAAATCAACTTCTGTTGGAGTTAATCCGTTAATTGTTGTCTTAATTGCTTTAAATTCTTCCTCATTAATATCTTTACGAGCATTTAATTCTATTATCAAGGTCTCTTTGGTCGGAAGATTATTATATTTATTTACAAACTCATCTATACAAGCAAATATAATTTTGTCAGACCTTGTACCAAAGTATTCATCCTTTAAAAAAGGTAATGCTTTTCTTGTAAAATCTTCTTTGAAAATTAAATTTGTTAATATTGTGTCTTCTATTCTATTTGTCATCTAATAATGTTCCGTCTTTCAGTTTTTCTTCCATAATCTCTATCAATATATCACCAATATAATTTATAAAACCTGGTTGGTCTAAATCTAAATCTAGTTCTTCTGGTTTCTTTAATAAAGTCCATTCAAATTGCAATGGCATTTTGCCATTGTCTAATGGTTCCTTACTAAATTGTACCTTACCATATCTGTAAATAACATCTTTGTACTTACCTTCAACGAGTTTTATACAACTAAAATCGTCTCCAGTTCTTTGTGCAAAGACATATCTTTTATCCGTAGAGGAATTGTTTTTTTGCTTGCTCATCTATCTTGTCTAATACTTCTTTTGTAAAATACTTTTCTGGATTTTCATTAATAGATTTACCAAATGCTTTTGTTCCATCTGGAGTTTCATATCTTGTAGATACTTTCTTAAAGATACCACCTGCTTCTGCAATGTCTAATAAACCATAGTACTTATCTAAACCTTTTTGATAAGTTAACATTACATCAATCATAGCGTTTTCTTTTGTCAATCTACTTTTATAATTTTTACAATGAATAATATTACCGACAACTTCTGTGCCGTCTTTTACTTTTCTTTTTCCAAGATAAATTATTGATGAGGCAGCGTATTTAAGACCAGACCCGCCACCCATTTCTTTTTGTGGGAACATTGAACCTATTACATCGTAAGTATGATTGGTCATAATCATAGGTATATTTGCTTTACCTAGTTTCAATGTTAATACTCTAAAGGTTGACTTCACTATTTGAGACCTTGTCATATCTCTAGTCTCTTTACCTTCTGCTGTATCTGTCATTTCTTTAGTTGTGGATAACATACCCAAACTATCTAATACAAACATTATAGGTTTTCTTTTGTCTTCTGGACTTTCCAGATACTTGTCAACTATTTTAATTGATTGTGTTCTAAATTCTTGTACGGTTGAAACTGGTACTACTACAAATCTTTTACTATCAATACCTCTATCTTCAATCATATTTTTAGATACAGCACTTTCACTTTCAAAGTAGATAACTCCTGCGTCTTTGTTATCATCTAAAAAGTGTTTGCAAATACCTAAAGCAAAAAATGTTTTTCCTGTTGCCGCTTCACCAGCTATGGCAGTTATTTTATTACCAGGCATTCCGCCATATATACTTCCTGATAATAGAGCATTAAGAGAGTAGCAACCTGTATCAACAAAATTTGATACATCACCAGCGTCAACGCCTTCACTTGCTAATGTCGCATATTCATTGCCAGTCTCTTTTATAATATCTTTTAAAAAATCATTTGTCATATTGTCTCCATCTTATATTATTTTGTCTTAATTGTCAAGCACCTGTTGTTTAGCTTTGAACATTATCCTTTGTTCAGGTTTATATACTTCACCTTCTATTCTTATTTTCTCGTCCTCTGGTACCCAAGTGCTAGGTGGTTCTTCGTACTCATCTGGTCTAATTCTATCCCATAAGTGTACTCTAAATTCAGGTAACGATACTGGACCATATTGGTCAAATATACGACCTTCAAAATTCATTGCCATATTCATAACTTGCTCTTTATTATAGGCAACTTTTCTTTGGTAATCGTAATAAGGTTTTAAATCTTCGTAATCTTTTTTGTTTATCGGCATTCCTTTTCCTAACATAAGAAATTCTCCAATGTCGCTTTTCTGCTTGACTCAAAGAAATCATAATCTTTTGGTCCGAAACACCATACATTTTCTATATATGTTTTGGATCTAAAGTCAGCTTTTTCTTTATCATCTTTAAATAGCTTATCACTTTTAGGTCGTTGCATAATTCTCATACCAATTTGACCTAGAAACTTATCTCTATGTCTATTTATTAATTCATCACTTGACCTGTATCTAACATTTTTAACTTTAGGATCCATAATGTTAACTAACATAAACTTACTTTTACTTAAAGTTTTTTCTGCAACTGGTAAATAGAAATCGTCTCTCCATTTTTCATATTCATTAAACTTAAACCAAGATTGATTTTCTTCTTTCTCTCCACCTTTGTTATATTCTTCTGTACTAAAATAAGGTGGACTTGTAAAGGCACAATCTATATCTGGTAGTTCATCATAAGGTAAATCTTCTGCACCACAATTGTATATCTTAACTTTCTTGTTAGGAAAAAATTTACTATACTCCTCAATCTGTTTCATATATTGTTTATATGTATTTGGATTTGGATCACTACCATAATATTCTGTTGCATTACTAGCAAAGAAACCAGCAAGTCTATCTCCCCAACCACAACTGGTATCTAATACGGTGTTCGCTTTTGTCATATCATATATTGTTTTAGCAACAAGTGGTTTAAATTGTGTTGCAATATATGTACCTAATCTTATTGCTTCTCTATAACTTTTATCTGATAAATCTTTAGTACTATTTACACCTCTCCATAATGCACCTAAAATTTTCCATATTTCTTTTGCATTACCACTTGTCCAAACTTCAACTGGTGCTCTAAAACTATAACTTGAACAATTTAATCTTAAATGTTGATGAAAATAATTACTGCACTTATTATAATAAGCAGGTGAATCTATAATACCTAAACCATATTTTGAATATGGATATTCATAGTCATCATATTTTTCACCTACAACTTTATCTGATTGGTCTTTAGGTGTACATATTTTACTTGTATCAAAATTACTTAATTTTATTATATTGTCTTTCATTTCCTCATATGAAATTACATTTAAAGGAAATTCTGGTTTATGTTCAGCAATATATTCAGATAATAATTCTCTAAATTTTTCTTTACCTATTTCATCTGTCCAATTTTTAAATTGAATAGAATCCATTATAGGTATTCTTCTGTCGTCTGCGAATTGTTTAAGGTCTAGGGTCTTCATTGTTCCACATAATTAATAATGATATAGGTATTAAATATATCGCTGTTGTTAGTATTATACTATAAAGTATCATCATTTGTCAAGCACCTCATTATATATTTTTAAATTCCTCTAAATGTAAATCTATTCCTATAAGTTCATCTGGTTTACCTTTAGGATAACTCGGCCACACTTTAAATTCTTCTCCAGTTGTATCACTTTTACAACCTGCAACTAACCAATCCCATTGAAAGTTTCCATCTAAAACAAATTCGTTCATCACTTCGTATCTACCATCAGGTTTTTGTTTAAGTAAATGTTCTTTACACTCATCCATTGTTTTAAACCAACCTTCCATTTGAAAAGTTTGTTGCGTTTCTATTGGACTATTACCAATTAGATATGCTAATATTAATATTTTAAAATCACCCATTATACCTTTCATATACTTTATTGATTATATTATTTGCTCTAACAAAGCTAGCACATTTAGGTATATCTTTAAATCTTCTTGCACCAATATATGTACAAGCACTTCTTACTCCACCTAATATATCTTCAACGGTTTCTCTAACTGGTCCTCTATCAGGTAATATAACTAATCGTCCTTCATTACCTCTATAACCATCTTTTCTTTTTCCGTGTATCTCTCTTGCTCTATCAGAAGACATACCATAAAATTCTCTTTTGCCATCTTTTACTTGTACTTCACTTTCATTATGTCCTGCTAACATACCACCCAACATAACAAAATGAGCACCTGCTCCTAATGCTTTTGCAACATCACCTGGTTGTGTACAACCACCATCAGCAACTATATGTCCACCAACACCATTGGCGGCGTCAGCACATTCCATAACAGCACTAAATTGTGGAACACCAACACCTGCCATAGTTCTTGTTGTACAAACACTACCTGGTCCTATACCAACTTTAACTATGTCTGCACCTCTTATAATTAATTCTTCTGTCATTTCTGCTGTCACCACATTACCTGCAATAATAGTTTTATCAGGATACTCGTCTCTAACTCTTGCTATAAAATCTGAAAAGTTTGTATGATAACCATTTGCGACATCTATTGTAATAAACTTAACATCTGGAAAACTCTTTAATACTTTTTGCATTGTAATATAATCTTCAGCGTCATCTGTCCATAACTTATTAGTACCTGTACATACTGATAGATACTTTAATTTTATTCCACTACCTACTGCTTGTTGCCACTCGCCTAATGTTGTTGTCTTTGTAATAGTGGTCATCATCTTATAATCTTGTATAACTTTCGCCATACTAAATGTTCCTACTCCATCCATATTGGATGCTATAATAGGACAACACTCATATGTTTCTCCACTATGTCTAAATTTAAATGACCTAGTCATTTCTACATCACGCCTTGATGATAATGTTGACCTTTTAGGTTTTAATAACACATCATCATAGTTTAATTTAAGTTCATTATCTAATCTCATATTCCTAGTCTTCCATATTTGTTTAATCTATTATCAATATCTTTTAAGTATTTCTTTTCTCTTTCTATTAAATAATAGTTTCTGTTTTCTAATATACACGCCTCGCCTGTTGTTCCTGTACCAGCAAATGGGTCTAATACTAAACCATCTTTTGGTGTAACCAATCTAATCAAATATCTCATTAATGAAACAGGTTTAACCGTTGGGTGTTGTGTATCTCCTTTTTCTTTCTTCGTTGCTTTTGCACTATAAAAGAATCTAGCTGCCGTTCCTGTATCGTCTCTAAAGGATGCTCCATCATCACCTTGTTTGTTATACTTATGGTCGTAGAAAAAGTAGTCTCCTTCTTTCTTTTTTACAGGAGCAAATGCACCTTTATTACCATACTTTGCAAATTCATTTATTACTTCTTCTGAACCATCGTGGATTACATTAGCAGGATAACGACCTAACTCACTTGACTTTATATCTTTACCTGCAAATTTTCCATAGTCGTTCTTTGCCATCTTATCTGTTTTAAAAGTTCCTTTTCCACCTAGTCTTTTATCTTCTTTGTCTTCTAATTCTATTCTGCAATCATCTATATTTAAATTTTTATTAAGACCTTTTCTTGCCATAACAATAGGTTCGTGTCCAGGTTTTAAATAATTTTTTCTTTTAGGAAAACCAGTTCCATATATCCAATTAATCATATCAAATATTTCAAACCCAGCGTCCTCAACTGCAACTGCCATTCTATGATAATTTCTAGTAGCGGCAAATGCTAATAATACTGCACCTGGTTTTAAAGTTCTATATACTTCTTTCCAAAAATCTTTTTGAAATGCAATGTCTCCACCATCCCAAGTCTGTCCCATAAAACCTTTAGCTGCTCTATGATAAGGACCATTAC